AGAAGCTTTCTTTTCAACCTTATTAACAGGTTTTTCGACAGGTTCAGCTTTCTTTTCAACCTTATTAACAGGTTTTTCGACAGGTTCAGCTTTCTTTTCAACCTTATTAACAGGTTTTTCGACAGGTTCAGCTTTCTTAGCATTTTTAATTTCAAGCTCAAGGAGTTTAATTCTTGCTGTCTTCGTTGCGATATTGTTCTTGATTTCCTTCTTCTCTTTTTCGAGCTTAATGATTTCTTGTTTAAGTTCATCATTAGTCATCTTGTCGCAACGAGCTTTATATGCTTCAATTTCTTTCTTCTTAGTTTCCATTATAGAAACCTCCATTTGGTTTAATTCATCACATTTGATGATATTCTATACTATCATATTCAAATCACAATGTCAAATATATTTCTTTATATTTTTTAAAGATATTCTCTCTATTAAATTGCCTAGAACTGCAACTGAACACTCTTTGCATAAATATATATATTCGCCAGTTTTCAAATCATATGCGTAAACAAGTAAGCTTTTCCCACACCGATTACAAGTATGGGGTTTAAGCGTACCCATGGGTGGAATGTTATTTTCCTGTGCTTCCATAGCCACCCTCACCCCTTTCAGTCTTATCCTTACAGATTGTATCGGACTCGATGATATGAACGTCGTCAGCACCCTCTATAATCATCTGAGCAACTCTATCGCCAGCACTAACTAAATAATCTACTTTACTGTGATTAATTAGGATTACGCCAATATCTCCCTGATAGTCGGCATCGACAGTTCCTGGAGCATTTAATACGGTTACACCAAATTTCAAAGCCAATCCCGAACGAGGTCTGATACCAAGACCTACTTTATCATCTTCTGGTTGCCAACATAATCCAGTTTTAACCAAAGCCCATTCACCAGCAAGGATTTCAACATCTTCAATTGCGTGAAGGTCATATCCCTTGGCTTTCTTAGAGCCTTTTACTGGTATAACTGCTTTATCGTGAAGTTTTCTGAAATAAATAATATTTCCTGTTAATACATTTCCTGTCATTTCTTTCGATTCTCCTTTTCCCATTTACGTTTCTGCTTACGGTTCATTCGACACGTATCGGCATTGAATCCACCATCAGGTTTAGCATCTTCCAAAGAAGCCCTTTTCATCTGCTTATTACGCCGACCAGCTTCCTTTGAAAGACCTTTACTACTCAAACCCTTACCCATAATAACCTCCTACGATATATGGCAATTTCCCCCACCACAACACAGTTCAACTTCTTTGGTATCTTCTTCTTTGGTATCTTCACTGAGAATATCAGCCCATTCTATATCTTGCTCAACTGCATATTTTTCATAAGTCGCTTTATCTATTTTGTCATATGGCAAATATAGAAATCCGCTAGTATTAGTTGCAATCGATTCTGGTAAGAATGATAATCCTATAAATTTATGATTACCAATAAGGATATTTTCAACTTCTTCCCATTCATGTTCACGAACATAAACAGTACAACTTGGGTTATGGTCACACCAAGAATTCAACACTTCATTGACATATTCAAGTTGTTGTCTGGCGGTCACATCTTCAACAAGAAGTGAATTTTCTGGACTCTTCATTGCAAACTTAAATACTCTACCATTAACACCTTTAATATCTTCATATGAGATACCATTCTTTGCAAGTGCATCATGTAATGGGCTTTCAGTTCCGATTAATACTCTACGCATATAATACTTGGAGTATCTTGGATGAATACCACTCGAGCATCCAACTAGTTGAGATACAGTTCCAGATGGTTTAACACAAGTATTTGCCTTTGGTTTTGATTTAAGCCCAACTACTTTCCAGAATTCTTCTACAGTATTATCAACAACCCGTTTGAGTATTCTTAATCTTGCACCAAAGTCACCAGTTGTATATGCTTGACAGTCACATAAACCAGTTAATGATACGCCTATAACTGGGTCATTTTCCTGATTGAATGTAACTTCATCTGAAACAAAACCATAATCGGTTAATGTCGCTTGTAATAAAGCTAAGATGGTAACGTATCTTACATGAGTCATATCATCCTTGAGAGAGTAATGTGGTCTACATACCTTCTCAACTAGGTTACATTGCTTAGTCAATACATTATTAAAAACACATTGATGTAATTTATTTTCAGTTAAGCAATACGATTTATGTTTACCATTTAATTTCACAATACTTTTATATATTTGATTTTTTCCCTTTCCAGTAGATTCATTGCGATTGTTGCATATTAAGCGTTTGCATGGGATATTTATAGTTTTTACAATTTGAACATAATATACACCAGATTTTCGTATAAATGTATCATTGTTTGGTGTATTGGCAACACTTCCCCGTTTCGCCATTATATTAAATGATGAATTTATACCAACCTTTGTTAATAGAAGTTGCAAATCTTTAATATTTTCACAATTTCCATAAATGCGAATACCTTTAGAGGCATTACATCCGTCTGCATCAGCCCACCCAGCAATAAATTTTAGTATAGATTTACGATTCCATGAAAATATATCTTTGGGTAGCCCTTGTTCGGTTTTCATACGTTTACATAAATCTACATTAAGTGTATCGAAATATATATTTTTGTATTCTGAACCATTTTGATTTTGATATACTTTGTCAACAATCCTTCCATTGAGTCCATTTATAGGTTTATTACTATTTGTAAATATATCTGATTTTGGAGTACATGTATTTTTTGTATATAATAAGCTACCATCACCGATAAAGAAACCATATTCATACGCATCATTTATAGAAATGCCTTCATCTTCCATCATTTTAATATTACTTCTTGGTGAATGTATACTATATTTACTATCTTTGATTAAATCGATTAAATCGATTAAATCGATTTCTTTAAATTCTACATTAAACCGATTTTTAACCAAAAATTTGTGATTTTTCGTTGCATCTAAATAAGAACCATCTGAAAATGAAACTCTATACAAATCGTCATTATCTCCAGTTTGATATGGCTTGACCTTAGACCATTCAACGCCGTTCCAAATTTCAACTTCCTTTCCTATAACATCCTCAATCTTTTCAATTCCATCCTTTGTAATAATTTTTGTATCCCCCGAAACACAGAAAGCATTAGGTGGAATTATAATCTCTCCACATGGATTTACACCCCATCCCTTTTTACTTACTCTGCCAAGCCCTTTCATCTTCTCTTCAATGTTCTTATAGAAGATATATCCTGGTTCTCCATTAACCTTAGTCAGTTTCCAAGCCTTTTTGAATTGCTTTTTGTTTTCAAAATAAACCATTGAGTTATTTGAATTATATCTCCATGGATATAGAGCTAGATTTTCCTTAGTCTTGCAATAAATCATTTCTTCATCGTTTTCATCGAAGAGACTGATTAAAGCGGCTCTGCGAACGCCACCCTGAACTGCACAATCGGCAATCATACAACAGATATCATGAACTTGGATTGGTTTGATTTTTGTTTGACCCAATGCGAGTGCTTCGTTGAACATATCTAATATAAATTCACGCACTTTCAATAATGGTGCTGGCCCTGACGCATAGCCACCAGAAGTTAATAGTGGCGCACCATGTTCACGAACATTACTCGTATCAAATGCAACGACATTCCCTTCATATAATTGTTCTATGAAATTATTCAGAGACCAAGCCCAACCACTTCTAGTATCTTCAACGACATCTATCTCATTCTTGGTGTACCATGAATCGGGTAATGTAGGTAACTGATTTACGAATTTACTTTGTACAGATATTCCTACACCACATGTGCAGAGTAAGGAATATAACAGGTCTGCAAAGGATTTAATAGAATCAATTGCTTGATATTTACAATTAAATGCCATTGCATTTTCAGCATCAACGGCTTTACCAGCGGAGAAAAATAATCTCATTGAACCAACAATAGACTGTTCGTGCATAAGTTCCCTACACACTTCTATGGCTTTTTCAATTTTATCATTACCAGTAAATCTATTCTTGATATAATCTATATATCTATCGACTGACTCGGCATATTTCTCCATTCTGCCGTTATGTTTTCCTGCGTAAGTTCTATTGTGAATAATGTTTTGATATACACTTAAATTTGTCATTTAATCTTTAGTATCCTTTAAAAATTTGGGTTGACACAATATAACACTTTCGGGGCATTATTAGTATGAATATTTTTAATTGTTGTTGATTATATTGTTTGGAAATCGCATCTTAACCCACTCATGGATGAGTTTAAATTCTTTTTCTGATAGATGTTCTTCCATCACATGCAATTCTTCGATTGTACATTCTCTACGTTTTGCCCTGACTCTTTCATCAGCAATAATAACATATGGAATGATATCAACATCAAATCCAAGCTTTGTCATTATAACAAATATTTCCATTAAGAAACGGAAGTCATCAATGATAATGTAATCTATAGGTGTATCTTTAAACCTTCCAATTATATCAATCATATACTCAGCCCAGATAGTCATTCTGTGAGGTTGAGCGATATTGGTTCCAACTAACTGATATGCCTTTCGGATGCTTTTAATTTTGTGTTCGTCACTTATATCAAATTCCCATGAATTTCTAACCAACTTCACAACTCGGTCATAATCATCTTGGGTCTCTTCCGAAACCTTTATATCTCTTCCAACGCCAGAAGCTCCCCTGACAAAATTATATATTGTAGTTTCAATCTCACTATCAAATGCGCCCTCTGTAAGTATTTTTGTAACTGGCTTTAAGTTCTTATCAAACCCAAACATAGAATCAACAAACCTCTTTATAGGGTCTGCAAAAGATAAATTGAGGATTCTTTTCCCAACTTCTTTCAATTTCTTAGTGTGTTGTGACGTGATATAACCTTTACCAGAGCCAATTTGCCCTGCATATAATCTAATTTCCATTATCTAATTTCTCCATCTTTTTAGTGATACCAACCCATCCAACAAAATTTTCTAACGATTCAATTGAATTCGTTCTATCGAATGTTGAGATTGCGTTTTTATCATAATGACTTGGTATAAATTTAATGACATTTGTAAATATATCACCATTTGGTTTTTCTACAGCGATATGATAAAATTGAAGTCCCATGTCATCGTTGACGTTTGGTCTATTAATTCCAACTGCATTCTGCGTTATTTCGATATACTTTTTAATTTTTTCTGAAACCATATAATGTTATCCTTTACCAAAGTTTATTTAATTTGCGCTCGATTCCAAGTTCATCGTGATATCGCTGTCCATCCATTCGATATTCAATCAAATCAATATATTCCTGAGCTAGTTCAATCCCAATATATTTGCGGTCTAATTCTTGTGCCATGCATAAAGTAGTACCAGAACCAGCCATAGGGTCTAATACAACATCACCCCTATTGCTCCAAGTTTTGATATGGTCTTTTGCAAGTTCCAATGGAAATGTAGCTGGATGCACCGCAAGGCTTTTATCGCCATAATTGACCACGCCCACGTTATAACGCCAGATATTCCAGCGGTATCCGAAGTTCTTAATCACTGCACCACGTTTCTTACATGGTTTAACTTTCAAAGAACCATCAGCTTTACGCTCAGTTCCACTTACCTTCATTCCAGCATGTTTATTTTTTCTATCCTGAATTGCGTTGAATGTCTTAGGTTCACCTTTTGTCAGAATAAACATATATTCAAAACATTGATAGTAACGGTATACTTCTGGGTAAGGAATTGCATTCTTTTCATATATCATTGTATCGTGTACGTTCATACCAAGAGAATTGAAAAATAAAGCTTGTTTAAAGCTCGTCAGGCTTTCCCCTTTGGCTTTAGTGGATGAATCGCCGACTATCCACACAAGAGTTCCACCAGGCTTGAGTACGCGATATAGCTCTTTTGCAATTGCTTCAAAGTCGAATACAAATCCTTTATATTCTCTAAGCTTGTCATATGGGGGACTTGTAACAACTAAGTCTATACATTCATCAGGTAATGTAGTTAAGACTTTTGCACAATCTCCCTTTAATATCTTATTCGTTTCCATCATTCACATCCCTCCGTCATTTCGCTATATATATGGCTTAATGCCTTTGTATACGCACTTTCACGTTCATCACACATTTCCATATCTTGTAGAGTTTTTATAGCATCTTCATATGTAACCATGTTATGTATTAGTTCAACAATCAATTGTTTTGCAAATAATTCTTTTTGATTATCGTTCATTTCACGCACTGCATCCGTCAGTAAATCTTTTGATTTCTGTAATGCACTTACCTGATTTTCAAGTTTACAAATATCCCTAACCATCCCGATACAGATTATTACTAATATGGCTCCGATGATGGGAATTGGCATTCTTCTGCTCCTATTAAATCAACGTCATATACACCATGATTAAATTGCATAGTATATTTTTTGAGTAGAATTCGCTGTCTATATAGTCCATGTTCATTTGCTAAATATTCTCGCAATTCTTTGAACTTAACACCCGCCTCAACTATAAATCGATAAGAGTTACCCCTTATTTGTGTCCAACCTACCTTCATAATTTTTATCCTTTTTGAAATGAATATCAAACTCAAGACCCAATGCTTTAGAAAGGTCTAAGATACTTCTGAGAGAAAGAATGAATGTAGGGCTTAGAACGGCAGATATATTCGCTCTAGTACAACCCATTATCTTCGCTAGGTCACTTTGTGAGATATTATCAAGTTCATGTATTCGCTTTCTGAATACATCTTTGATTTTGTCCGAAATTTCTTGCAGTTCTTTTTCAACATGCTTATTTCGTTTTGCTACTTTTGGCATACTTGTAACTCCTGTCTTGAAGATAGAAAGTCGGAATTGTAAACTACAAGTTCCAACAGATTATATTTGGTGAGTGGTTTCATGAAACTATCTCCACCAAACGGTCCCATATGGTGCATGACACACTGTGAGATATACTTCCAAATGCGTTCATCCAACATACTTTTATTCTTCTGTATCATCTTAACCGCAACGACTGGATGATTTATATAATCCCACCAGTTAGGATATTTTTGCATCTTGCCGATATCATGCAGTAATAGAGAAGATAGAACAATATCACCTTTAATATTATTTACTTTCTTTTTACCATCACAATCCCATTTATAGGCTTGCATAAATAGATTAGCATACCAACAGGCATATTGAATGTGCCATATAAGCCCACCCTTGGCTCTCGCTGGAAGTGGATGATACTTTTTACTAGCTGGTATCTCAGAAAGGAAATCAGGGGCTTCTTTTAAGCACTTGACCGTAAAATCCCTAATAGATTTATTATAAATATTATTTATAATACCCTGTAGGTTTGTATAATTCAATTTAAACTCCTTAAATGTGCATTTAATCAATTATAACAATTCATCTATCCATTGTCAAGATATTCTTTACATCTATAAAACTATTGTGCTATGATTAGACTATGAAAATAAATGAGATAGAAGCGATAAAAATGAAGTTACTCGGCGTCCTAGATGACCCCGAATTCGTAAATGATTTATTTAGAGAATATAAAGGACGAGAAGGTGAAATCTCTCAGATTATAAATGAATCATTTGAAGAGATTGTTGAGATGTCAAATCCATTTAGATATGAAATGGTTAGCCCTGAAACATTCCTAGATGACCCATATTATTGTGGGATAAATCCAGAAAGTGGTGTCGGTGTTTGTGAATCGATATATCCACAACTAAGAAAGGATTTCATAAACATCCATAGCCCAGATTCAGTTATATCCGAAGTGGTATTAACTGGTTCAATTGGATGGGGAAAATCATTTTTCATGCAACTTGGAGTATTGTGGCAACTCTACTATCTGGCTTGTCTGAAATATCCCCAGAGATATTACCGATTGGCTCCCAGTACTCCCATAGGTATAATCATTATATCTGTTACAGAGAGACAAGGTAAAAAGAACATTTTTGCCACTGTTAAAGATATGATACGCATGATACCTTTTTTTCAAGAGAACTTCATGTTTGATGAAAAGAAATCAACTGACTCATTAATATTCCCCAATAAGATTGAATTATTTCCAGCATCTTCTTCTCATTCGTCAAATATCGGTCTTAACCTATTTTCTGGCGCAATGGATGAAGCAAACTTCTTCAAAAAGATTAAGAATTCTAAGCGTTCTGAAAATGGAACTGGTTTGTTTGATGAAGCGAAAACATTGTATAGAAGCTTGAGACGACGACTTGATTCTCGATTTTTGAAAAAGGGTAGACGTCCTGGAATTCTATACTTGGGTTCCTCAAGAGTATATCCAAACGATTTCACAACTGAGCATATTGACGAATTAGAATCAGCCATGAGAAAGACAGGAAATAAATCTGCACATATCATGGATTATAACCAGTGGAAAGTAAATCGTGATGCATATTCAAAACAAGAATTCCGAGTTGAAATTGGTGAACTGAATAGAAGAAGTAGAATTCTGAATGAATTTGAGAAGCCGAAAGGTAAAGTGGTTATCAATGTTCCAATGGATTTCTATGACGCATTTGAGAGAGATATTGAGAATGCTATAAGAGATATCGCTGGACTTGGTGTTCATGCTATTCAGCCATTCATCGGTAATAAAGATAAGATTATGGAAATGTTTGATGAAGGTCTCCAAAGCATTTTCAGCGTTGAACAAGCAACACTTTCACCGAAATCAGAATTCTTAGTTAGAGAATTCATTCGTAAGACCTGCACCAATCCAGATGTTCCAAGGTATAGTGGAATGGATATCGGGATAACGAAAGATAGGTTTGGTTTTGCTGTTGGTTATATTGAGGGATATGCCGATATGAAACGTGAATTATTCAATGACGAAACTCAGAAAATGGAAAGTTATACTGAGAGATTACCAAAAATAGTTGTTGAATTGTTATTGGAAATTGTTCCAGAGAAAGAATTTGGTGAGGTTGAGATAGCACGAGTCAGGTATCTAATCTTCCAATTGATAAAGAAGCTGTATAGAGTTCGTAGAGCAAGCTGTGATGGGTTCCAATCAAAGGATATGCAACAACAAATGAAACGAAATGGAATCAATATGGTATATGTTTCCATGGATAGAACGCCAGAGCCATACGAAACATTCAGAACAGCATTGTATGAAGGTAGAATTCGTTCCGTATATCATCCAAAACTCGAAATTGAACTCAATGAACTTGAGAGAGATTATAGTAGAAATAAAATTGACCATCCACCAACTGGATGTTTCTTGGGTGAAACTAAAATAAAATTACTTAATGGCAAGCATGTAAAAATTAAAGAATTGGTCGGGAAGTCAAATGTTGAGTTATATGGTTGTAAATCCGATGGTGAAATAATTCCAACAATTGCTAAAAAGATATGGAAAACTAAAGAAGTTGTAGATTATTTACAAATTACGTTAGATAATGGGGAAATTGTAAAATGCACACCAGAACATAAGTTTATGTTGCGTGATGGAACTTATAAAGAAGCTCAATATTTAAGCAATGTAGATTCATTGATGCCTCTATACTCAAATTATGAGGGGAGTTTTTTAAATGGATATGAAAGATTTCAAAATAATAAAACCAAGAAGCAGGTATTTACACATTCAATGGTTGATAGATATTATAATGGTAAGCGAGATTCAGACGATGTAGTGGTTCATCACTATGATATAAACCCAAAGAATAATAGTAGTATAAATCTCAAACGGATGACCAGAGAAGACCATGCTAGAGTTCACAGTCTATTAAACGAACTCGGAAATAAACCAGAAAATATTGCAAGGCGAGTAAAAACATTAAAACGAAATACTAGAATTCGTGCTGGTATCGACCCAGATTCAAAATTAGCACCATGGGAAATTCGTTTAAAAGATAGTAAAATGAATCCAGCGCAAGTAAGTAAACACTTAACCAAAATTTCTAGGACATCAAATAGAAGAAAATTGTCAAGGGCGCAAGCAAATAAAGTAAATTCTGGCTATTGGCAAAGCGAAGAGGGTAAACTGCGAAGACAGGAACTATCAAAAACGCAATTAAAGGAGGCTCTTGCCAAAAGAATACAGCGAGAAGATGACCGCTGGTTATCCAAATTTGATACATCTTTAGAATATAAAGGTATTACTGAAATTTACAAAATTTATGGTGGTGGTAATGTTGCTGTCAAACGTCGACTAAAATCAATTGGTTATATAATCAATATAGGATATAAGCACAATCACAAGATTGTAAAAATCGAAAAAATCCATTCAAAAACCCCAATCCCAGTTTATGATATAGAAGTTCCAGTGAGTAATAACTTTGCATTATCGGCTGGTATATTCGTTCACAACTCAAAAGATATGGCTGATGCCGTTGCTTCTATGGTATATAATATGCATGTTGATCCAGTTTATAGCACAAGTGACTTAATGCCGAGTATAATGGGAACTGAGGGCGAAGATGGAGCTACACAACATCATGAATTTAGTGACGACCCAGAAATTGAAGCATTTGAACGAGAAATTCGTGGGATGTAAGGAATTGCAAAGTAGTTAATATTGGTGTATAATATTACCTGAATACGATTAAAGGATGTAATCATATGAGCATATTAAATAAAATTGCAGGAGTTCTTGGCTACGAAGAAAAGAAATCCGTTTCAGTAGACGACCCAACGCCACGACCAAGTGACGTTGTATCGGATGAAGATAATTACCCCGAAAGTGCGAAACAGCATGATTATTGGGGAACTAAAGTTCAAAAGACATTATATATAGATTCTAGCGATAAACTTCGTTATGAAGAATTTGACAAGATGGATAACGAAATGCCTGAGATTTCTTCTGCTTTAGATATAAATGCAGATTTCATCATATATCCGAACTCATATGATAAAACAAAAGTATTCAAAGTTAAGAGTACGGATAAAAAAGCTCAAAATATTATAGATGAAGTAGATGCAAGAATATCCATGCAAGAACAGCTATATGCTCAAGTTAGAGCTATGTTGAAGTATGGTGATAATGTAGAAGAACTAGTTGTAGATGTATCAGGAAAACAATTCTTGGGATTTAGAAATATTCCAGTTAGAACTATAGTTCCTGTAATGAATGATGGTTTCCCATCATCAAGCCCATATATGCTACAACATATTGAAGGTAAAACAATTGCTTCGTTGGATAATGATGAAGTATTTCATTTATCTCTAAGCACTGACAGAAAGCGATATTCTGCTCATGGTAAAGGTGTTTCCATGATAGAGAAAAGTAGATTGTCTTATAGACAGATTCTACTTATGGAAGAAGGAATGATGATTTCCAGACTTTCAAGAGCTAATCAGAATTATGCCATGATTGTTGATGTTGGTGAACTACAAGGCGTTGAAGCATTAAACTTCTTGGATAAATATAAATCAAGAGTTATGCGCCGTAAATATATCGATAATAAGACAGGTAGATGGAAATGGAAATATAACCCACTTTCAGTTATCGAAGATATCATGGTTCCAACAAGAGCAGGTTCAGGTGGTAACGTAATTCCATTGAATAATAACTCTGCAGTTGGTAAAAACATTGAAGATGTAATGTATTATCAGGATAAATTCATTTATTCAACTGGAACACCTAAGCTATTAATCGGTAAAGAATTAGACATTAATGCTAAGAGTACGTCAGATGTTCAAATGAGTACTTTCCTCAGAAGAATTAGAAGATTTCAAACTATCATTTCCCCACCAATTAAATTGCTATATAAGCACATTTTAAAGATTGAGGGAATGAATGTTGACCTAGCATCACTCAATATTGAATGGGCTTCTAACTCAACAATAGACCAAGAGCGAATATACATCATTGAGAAACTTAAAGCCGAAGTTGCAAAAATATTAAAGGTTGATTTGAAAGTAGTTGATGATATTTATATTTATACAACTCTAATGGGTATGAGCGAAGATGAAGCCAAAGCAATGAAGCTTAGAATGGATGATGTAAGGGAAGATGAAGCTGATAAAGCCCTTGATATGGCAAACTCACTTAACACAATCAATCCAAATGATAAGGATGAAGAGAAGCCTCCAACAAAGGAAGAATCAATCGCAATCATTAAAGAGAAGTTAACTGAAAGTGAATTTGCTGAATGGGAAAAGATGAACGAAATCGTTGAGAATAACCCAGTCATCGGCAAAATGATGTTTGAATTGATAGAATTATCTCAGGCGAAAATCGGAGAATAATGTGGATATCTTAGATTACATAGAAGCAAAGTTTTCAAAAAATATGCTCAAGAAGAATAAAGGTATTGATATTCCAATCAATACTAATGTGAAAAGTAAAGCTTCTATAATCGGTGACTTCTTTCGAACGAAGAAGTCTTATAGAAAAGAACTTGAAAGAAACTTCTCCGCGTTTAAGACAAATACCATCGATAGGGATGAGTTCTTGTCTTTGCAACGAGAAGCAATTTCAAACAACTTTAAACAGGCATTCTTATTGGGAAAGCAATTTAGTGATGAAGATGCAACCAAATTATCCGAAGATGAAAACCGTTCGATTGGTTATCAAGTCGGTAAAGAAATGCAATTCATGAATACGTTCTCAAAAGATATCATGAATGGAACTGGTAAGATGGATTATAGTAGAAGACTTAAAATGTATTCAGATAGTCTAAAGCCAATGTTCATCTTTGGAAAGATTGTATATCTCCCAGAAGATGTTCAAATCTACTGGAAGCTTGGTATAACCGATAAACACTGTATAGATTGCCTTACATTCGCAATGAATAGCCCATATGGTAAAAAGGATTTACCAACGGTACCACAGGCAGGGAATACAGCTTGTTTATCAAATTGTCTATGTCAGTTAGAATTCAAAATAGAAGATTATGACAATAAGTATGAAAACTTTCTATTAGATAAGTATATGCCTAGTAGAAAAGAGATACCCGATGAAATGGAAATTGATAGATTAATTGAGGTCAGTTCTCTATTCTATAGATATCGGGGATTGTATGCGATAACTAACAATGCTACATATCTTGTATATGCTAAGAAATTTAAGCTGGAATACTCAGATACAATTCATACAAATAATTATGCAGTTTCTTCACGACTTCCAATTGCTAAGTATGTAGCTGAAATCAAGCTATTCGCTTCCAATGAGCATTTCGAAGTCGCTGTTGATGGGTTTACCCCGAAGGATTTTCTTTCGGTTTTTGATAACGGTCGGCAATTTTACGGAGAGGTAATATCTTCAAATGGTATGTATGTGAAGGTTAAAGACATATCGGGTAAGGTTGTTGATATTGATATAATGAGTGCGATACTGTTTAAATTGAAGGACAATAAATGAAATGAAAGCAATTAAAATCACGTTAAAGCGTTCAGGGTTTACAAATAAGCAAATAAATGAATGGGAAGTGCATTATAACACTGCTCTTGAGCTTAAAATACCATACCCACACTATTACGCATTATTTAAAACAGTTCATTGACATTCAGTCACACATTCATTTATAGTAAATACAACAGGAGTTCGATTATGAATAAAAAGTTAGTACACGAAATCAATTGGCATGGAACCGACCACAAAGTCGAGACCAAGCAACTTGAAGACGGTACCAAAAAACTGAGTTATATCATTTCTGGTGCTTTCATGCAAGCAGATACTCCGAACAGAAATAATCGTGTATATCCCAAGGAAGTAGCAAATGAAGCTATTGCCAAATTAAGACCAATGGTGGAAGAAGGGCGTATAAGAATGCTCGTTGACCATCCTGGCTTTTTTGATGGTGGCCCTTCTTTGTTAAAGTCTGGTGCTATACTTAAAGAGATTACGGATGTTCAGGAAGATGGGTTTGCATATTATAAAGCTAAGATACTTAACAATGAATCTGCTAAGGTGTTGAAAGACATTTTAGATGAAGGTGGAAAAATTGGTGTTTCTACTAGAGGGTATGGTTATGGTATCGATAAAGAGGTAGAAGGTCACGAAGGTACTTTTGAAGTAATTAGTGATTTTGAACTTAATTCAGTTGATTTCGTAGACGACCCCTCGGTTCTCGACACAGAGAAATACATGCACATCGAATCTAATATAAGGAGTAAACTTACTATGTTTAAAACAGTAGAAGAACTAAGAACTGCTTTGCCAAACTTGGTTAAACAGCTTGTAGATTCAACTACACTTGAATTGAATACTGAATTCGACAAAAAGATTGAAGAAATGAAAGCTACTCTCGAAGAAAAGACTTCTCTCGTAGAAGCTAAAACTGCTCTTCTTGACAGTCTCATTGAAAAAATCAAAGAAATCAGTCCTGACAAATTCAAAGTTGTTGAAGAAAGCGCAATCGTTACTGAAAGAGATGCTGAAATTGTTAAGATTACCGCATCATTAACAGAGGCTATTGCTAATCTTGATAGTTCTAAGCTTGAGCTTAAAACAATCCAAGATGACCACATTAAAGCTGTTAGAGAGGCATACATTGAGCAACTTAAAGCTACTGATGAAGCCTTCTTTAAATTCGAATCATTTGAAAATTGTTTTGAAAATTGCATAACCAAAGACGAAGTAAAAAGCGTTTATGAAAGCAATTCCAAAATCGTTAAAGAAATGACAGAAAATTCTGGCAAGCCAGCTGATTCTAAGTCAAAACAAACTGAAGATAGCGCAGAGAAATCTGACAAAGATTCACTTTTGACCGAAGCTCAACTGATTGACTTTAACGGTAGAAATAAAGATAGACGCTCAATGCGCCTACCTAACATGACAGAAGCCAAATACCTCGAAATGTTTGGTAAAAAATAAGAAGGAGACCATTTGTAATGAAAGTAACATTTACAGAACGAAATGACATGCTTATGGACAAGTATGGACATCTTCTTGACGAAGCCAAACATTTCAGCGGAAGCCAAATGTTGAACGAGTTAGAAGAGAACAAAATGGCTGTCTTAATTGACAATGCTGTTCAAGGTGCTTGTAGAAAGTATGGACAAGACTACAATGAATTCACATTGAGAAGTCTTGATGAAGCAACGACAAAGCAAACAGACACAGGCGATATCGCCTATACTGTGAAGCTTCAACTTGCAATGATTGGTCAAATCTATCCTAATATGATTTCCAGAGAATTCGTTTCTCTACAGCCAATCACTCAACCAAACTATAAAATCTTTTATAACGATTTTAAACGTTCGGATGGAACATCACTTTCCTCAGATATTCACGCAAGACGTGAATATGCAAACAATGTTGAGTATGACCCAACATCACCAACAGATATCCAGACAGTTGACATGGAAGTTACATCGGAAGATGTTGCGGCCACAACTAAAAAGCTCAAGGGTAATGTAACTATAGAAGTTGAACAAGATTTACTTGCATATCATGGTATGAATGCAATGAGCCTTGTGACATCTAATATGGGTGCTGAACTAACTCGTGAGTGGGATAGAACAATCATAGCTGATTTATTCTCTCTAGCTTCTGGTGGTACTGCATATTTCAATAAGAAACAACCTGTTGGAATTTCTTACGAAGAGCGCAAATTCTGGATGGAAACATTCTATGAATCAATCCTCGACGTTGATAACATGATTTTCAAAGCACGTTATCGTAGAACAAACTTCCTAATCGTTTCTGCTGATGAAGCTACATTCATGGCAAAAATGAAAGGTTTTGAAGCTTCGGACATCGCTTCTGATGCTCAAATAATCAAAACTGGTGGACGTTATTTCGCTGGAACACTCGCTAATCGTTGGAGAGTATACGTAGACCCATTCATCACAGGCGAAATGCTTGTTGGTTACAATGGTGCTGGTAACTGGTCTGAGACTGGTTATGTTTTCTCCCCTTACGAAATGGCTTATCTCACTGATGCTTTCACTAATCCTGATACATTAGTTAAGACAAGAGCTATTATGTCAAGAGCGGCCAGAAAATGTGTTATCCCTGGACTTTATGGTAAGGTTATCATAACTAATTCATAATCTCTAAATTAAGAACGGTGAGCTTTTAATTAGGCTCATCGTCTTTTATCGTCAGGCGGTTTGCAAAAATAACCCCGATTATGATAGAATGTTAAATAGTGTTACGGAAACATGAAATCAATATTAAAGGATATAAAAAAATGGCTAAGAAGAAAAATTCAAGTAAGTCAAATAAGAAGAAGATGGATTCTTCTATATCTGAAATTATTCCAAATAATGAAAATGACCTTGGAATAGAATTTCCAGTAGTTGAAGATACCAAACCTATTGTAGAACTTGAAGAAGTTGTGGAAGAGGTTAAGCCTGTTGTCGTTGAAGAAGTTGTGGAAGAGGTTAAGCCTGTTGTCGTTGAAGAAGTTGTTGAAGATGACAAACCTATTGTTAAAAAGGTTAAACCTGTTGTTGAAGCAGATGTGCTTGTAAAGGTGAAGTATATCGGTAAATATGGAACGGTGAGCGCACAGATGTTTGATGGAACATTCCAACACTTCATTAGAGGCAATATCCACGACATTCCAGAAAAATATGCACAGCGTCTTCTTAAAGGTAAAGATTATGTTGGTGGTGATCCTGACGAGAACTCATAATATATGGGCTACGTAGCCCTATATCTATATTAAACTGAATGGAGAAATTAAATGGATTTATATGCAAATATGGGGAAGTGTGTACAGATATTACCAACGTCAAGCTCATTTGAGCCTCTTGAGGTCTATCCGAACATGATTTTCGATGCAGATACTATTACGATGGATATAAACATCGTACAGAACGTCGTGCCATTCTCATGTGATTCAATCAAAGAACAGAAGAAGATTGTTTTATGTAGAACATACGCACTGGGTGATGTAATACAATTAATTCCAATTGCCAGACATTTACGTAAGACGTATGGTATGAAGGTCACTATTGCGACAAGTGATAGATATACAAGAACCATTAAAACGCTATTTCCAGAATTTACAATAATTCCATATACAAGTCGTAATTTGGTGGAGAGTGATATATATGGAATTAAACTTGGATTGGATGGTGTATTAGAAGCCGATCATTCGAATACAAATCCAGAACGGTTAATACACCGAGTTCATATTTATTCAAAATTCATATTGGATGAAGAATTAAATGAACTGGATTGGACTTCTCATGTAAAGGAAAGTAGGATACTATTTAAGAAAACGGATGAAGTGATAGGAATTCAGTTACGTGGTTCTGGTAAAATGAAAACTATGCCAGAGGAATTTGTAAAAAAGATGGTTTTTGAAATCACCAAGACCCATAAAGTAATGTTGATTGACCAAGACTCTAAGCGTGGATTTGAAGGGAAGAATATAATTAATGCATGTGGTAGAACCGATATCGTGAAGTTGTATACACATTTGAAGTATTTGAAGTGTTGTTTAACTATGGATAGTGGCGTATTGTGGCTTGCTCACATGGCTAGTTGCCCTACAATAACCTTTCTTTCATCCACAAGGAAAGAAGAGAGATTATCATTACATCCATTATATAAGCAGGGTAAAGCTCTTGTTGTTGATTTGGCGAAAGATGTAGGGTGTAAACCTTGTTTTGAAACTACAAAATATTGTGGTGGCTCAATTAATTGCATGAACAAGTTTAATTATGATAGAATATTAAATAGTGTTATGGAAAAAATAAAATTAATATTAAAGGACAATTAAAAATGGTTAAGAAAAATACAGGTAAGGCAAATAAAGCCCCCAAATCTCCTAAAGTGTCAAAGGCAACTAAGCCAGAAATTACTACAGCCCCCAAAGTAAATTTGGATGTAACTGTTCCGATAGATGAAGATGATGTTTCAGAAATTGGGCCAGAAGTAAAAGCTCCAGTTGTCAAAAAGACAGAAGAGCCAACAGTTAAGAATGGTATCGTTATGCGTATCAAAGAAAATGCAGTTGCGTTCGGTAAACATTATTTTGATACAACTAAGGAAGCTGGTTGTGATTTATCATTTGCTGGTGAATGGCAACAGGCATATGGTGGATTAATCGCAAGATTACTAGAAACTGATGGTAAAAAAGTTCTTGATATTGGTGGAGCATTTGGTACAATTTCTCATGCTATCGCTACTATTGGTAAATGTAAAGTTCTGAATGTTGATATAAGTAAACACGTTGTTGAAAATCAAACATTCAAAGAGGATAAATTGGTTCCAGCTATAGTTGCACCAATTCAGCATATGAAACAGGTTGATGATGAATCATTTGACGCTGTGCATATTTCTCACGTATTAAACTATGTGCATCCAGAAGACTTAGAACGCTCAATAAAAGAAGTTGCTAGAGTATTGAAATCTGGTGGAAAGTGTTTCATCATTCATTCTGGTAAGACTTTTAAGAAGGATGCATTCAGTGTTGACCATAAAGAGTTAATCGCATTATGTGAAGAGTATATCGGTGATGTATTGAAGATTGATACAGCTAAAGTCGATGACAGAGATTATAAATTCTTCGCTAACTATACATGGGATTGTCTTTTAATTCAAAAGAAATAAGGTGTAAATCATGGATATTGCCAAAATAACTACTCAATTTGAAACATTATATGGAATAGACTTAACAGGTGAAAGTGAAGCAATCTTGCTACAAGATGCAATTAATAAGATTGGTGAATTGTACCCAAAGGTAGAGAAATCTTCTTTGCTTACTGTAGCCGAACAAACTTCATATTCGATAGAACATGAAAATGTAATTGCTCTCAAGGCTGTTTACTACGATAGACAGAGAAACATTTCTCCGTTTGAAAACTCAAGTTTAATCCCAAATGGGAACGATGTGAAATCTCTAAGTCGTCAATTTACTGACATCATGGAAGGTGAAACATTTGACAGATTGAATCCAGTTGGTGCGGTGATAAATGATGCTACTGGCTTTGATTTATTGCCAACGCCAACTCAGGATGATATCGAAGTTCATTACGAATATGCTAGATATAGAACCATTGCCGAAATTCCCGAAATGTTTAAGGATGATTTAACAAAATTATTCTTTAATTATCAAGCGAAGAATGCTCAGTTTGTTGCCATGAAAGATAGTGGTGGAAATCAATTCAACTTTGATAGAATGGGGAATATCGGCGTGGGTTCTGATGGTAAAAAGACACAAAGTGAAAAACTTGACGATGAACTTAAAAGCATCGAAAAGGGCATCCGTAACAAAATTCTAGGACTTCCAGGCTGATGATAACTGTAGATGTCAGAGATATTATATTTGCAGTCCTTGATGAAGTCGACGCAGAGGTCGATGACATCAGAGAGAAGTTCACTGAATTCATGAATACATTCACTGATGAAAAAATGACCGAGCTTGTGAAAGACAAAGCTAGGGAAATTATAGAAGAAGAATACTCCATTAATAGCTACATTGCTGAAATTATTGAAGGGTTTGAAGTAAATCTGGAACGCAATGGAAGTATAATTGACTTTAAAATCACTAATAATGTAAGTGGTGCAATTGAAACTGATTGGGCGAAAACTAACAATCATTGGGAATATGAATTGCAGGATTATTTAACCAATATAGACAAGGGAATGGCTCCATATCAAATACCCCAAAATCCAGTCGGTGAAGTTCTAGCCATTGGCAGTAAGGGTGGTTCAGGTGGATTTCCATATAATCATCAAAAGGGAGCAAAGCCAGTTACGGTTTCTGGGAGACCTGGGACTGACGTTAGACAACGCTTAGATGATTTCATGAATGGTATAATGGGTGGAGGTTTCGGGGATGTCGATTCCGGACTATCTAGTTTGATTGAAAATCTGAACGATGTAGTTGAAATATTGGAAACGAATCGATAAGGATAAAATATAATGGAAGATTCAAAAAAAGAAAAGATTCTCAAACAAATTGAAGTAGTTATCAAGAATATCAAGACTACAACCATGGCACATGATAGTACATACTATGCAAATACCGTTGGTTATGTGGATAGACAGTATAACAATATCACATTAGAAGAGGTTAAACAACACCCTACGAACTGGGTTGTGATAAATAATCTCGGTGAGAAGCACAAAGCATTAGTTGGTGGTCAGTTTGAAAATAGAATTAATATTCAAATCATTGGCTTTGTTAGAGTTATTAACAATGGCGAAAACCTTGACACGCTAATGAACTCCTTGCAAAAAGATATAATGCTTGCTATGCTTAATGACGTGGGACTAGGTGGTTTGTGCAGTTATCTAGTTCCTACTGTGACGAGAACTGTTGATAAGATGATATATCCGTATGGTGGATTTGCAATGCATATTGATTGCGTGTATGTCACCTTCGGAAAAGACATTTAATAAGGAGAAAAATTATGCGAGCTACAGGTTCACAATCTTCCATAAAATTCGTTCAAGAAAAAACATGGAAAGAAGTTGTTGTTAAAGCTGATATGGCTGAAGTTTATGGTTTAAACGTTCGTTCATGTAATCTTGGTGGAAAGAAAGGTCAATTTCAGTCTGAAACTATCAACCAGTATAGAGCGATTGTCGGTCTTGGTGATGGTAATAAAGTTGTTGATGGTAATATCGTAACTGATTTCTTACCAGAAGGACTCGAAGTTCCATTAAGACATTTATTGGGTAAAGGAACTATAGCCACAAGTGGTACTGGCCCTTATACACACACATTAAAAGGTTCTGCTGATTCTATGCAGGGTTTAATGATACAGAAAGCTTTCACGAATGTTGACGAATATTTTATTTATACAGGTAATCGTATTAATAGCATGGCTATTAACATCATTCAAGAAGGTTTCCATGATGTAACATGGGATATGATTGGTTCTACCGAAACTATCTCAGCAACTGACCAAATGCTAGTTAATGCTGACGATGACCCACCAGTTTATCCTACTAAGTCTGGTTTCACTGGTTATGACTGTGTTGTATCCACCGACCATGCTACACCAGGAACTTTCGTTGCTATAAGTAACGTAACTGATGGTAACATCAACATTAGTAATAGTGTTGAAACTGATGGTTATGTTCTTGGCTCTGACGAAAGAGCATCTGCTGAACTCGGAATGCGTGAATGTTCTGGTGCTTTCAAAATGTTCTTTAGTGATTCTACATTATATGCTCTATTTAATAGTGGTATTGAGTGTGGTTTACGCTTCACATTTGACAATGAAACAGACTCCATTACATTTGAATTTCCAAAAGTGAAAATCCAAGGTGACTCACCTGCGATTGAATCCGCTTCTGGTGTTAATCTCAATCTAACTTTCAAAGCTAGATATGATACAACAACTTCAACGGATGTTACAGTTACTATTGTAAATAGTACTGCGACAATTGACGAAGAACCAACATAGAATCAAATTTAATTATTTGAGACTTGTTTTAATATAGGTACATGTGTTACTATTTTAGTGGCACTTGTGCCTATTTTATATTAAGGGGAATTTTTATAATGTTAAAAATTGCAAATATTATTGCGAAGACTGTTCCATCTGCTTTTGTTAAGTACGACGAAGACTTTGGTGTCGAATTCGACTTACTCTTCATTCAAAAAGAAGAATTGAACAAAATCACTGGTCAATTTACAAAGATGAAATTCAATCCAAAGACTCATCAAAAAGATGAAGTTATTGATTCAGACGGATTGAGAAATCGAATCTGTGAAAAATGTGTTAAGGGTTGGAAAGGTGTTACCCCTCGTTGGTTAGCAACTATGTTCCCAATAGACAAAGAAGAAGTTGAAGATATGGAAGAAGAAATTGAATTCTCCCAAGAAAATCTAACAACTATCATAGAAAAAGCTTATGGGCTTGATGGTTGGATTTTTGAAAACGTAAGAAATGGTGCAAATTTCAATCGTTCTCAAGAACACAAAGATGAACAAATAAAAAACTAAAACTCTTTGCGGAGTGGCAATTTCGAGCCAACTCTGCATCATGCGAAGACTGCATGAATCATTACCAGAGGATAAAGAAGTGTGACCCACCTTGTTTTGAAAATGGGATATGTGAATTCGGGAAGCCCGATTTATGGGTATCCAATCATTATGCTTGGGAGCTATGGCAGAAATGTTCATCGCAGGTTATAGTGGCTGGAATGGGTGACGTTCTAGGTATAAAATTTGAGGCAATCGCTTTCATTTTTGACCTTTACGAAATCTATGAACCAGAAGAAAGACAATTTTACTTTGAAAAAATCCTAATTATTGATATAATTAGATTGAAGAGTAAAAGTTCTGGTGGAACGATTACCAATAATAAGGGTAGAAAATCTAAATAGAAACGAATAAATGACAATATACCGATTGGAAACGATTTGTATATTGTCATTTTTTTATGGAGCGATACTATGGCTATAAATGTTAATGATATTCTGGATAAACTGAAACGGGTAGAAGACCTGAGTAAAAACCTCAGAGAAGAGACTACAAGATTATCAAGCACTGTCAACGACAGTGCTAAAGCCAATAAGGAATATGGCGAAAGTATCGCAAAAGTCACTGAATCCATTGAAGAACTTGAGGCAAAAGAAGCGAGACGGGATGCGAAACGAAAGAAGCGACAAGCAGAACAAGAACAGTGGAATGCAAAGCGTCAAGCAGAGCTAGACCAAAACGAAAGA